TTTGTTGGTCAACCATTTACGTTTGCGTTTGCACAAGTTGGAACTAACTGTGGATTGGTTGGACAGAATGCATGTGTTGAAGTTGATGGTTCTGCGTATTGGATGTCAGAGAATGGTTTCTTTAGATATGCAGGTAAGTTAGAATCATTACCTTGTTTAGTAGAAGATCATGTTTATGATGATATAAATTTAAATTCTGGTAATCAAATGGTGTCTGCAGGATTAAATAATTTGTTTGGTGAAGTTATATGGTTTTATCCAACATCTTCATCATCAGTTGTAAATAGAATGGTTGCATATAATTATTTTGATTCATCACCACAAAGACCTGTATGGACTGTAGGTACACTCGCTAGAACTATGTGGCGTGATTCTGCTGTTTTTGGATTACCTCACGCATTAGAATATGATGCAGATACAGATACGTCTTTTGATGTTGTAGGTAACACGGACGGTAGAACAACATACTATGAACACGAAACAGGAACTGATCAAGTTAAAGGTGGAACAGTAACTGCAATCACTGCTAACATATTATCAGGAGATTTTGATATTACACAAGCAAGAGCACAAGGCACAGGACAAGCTACAGGTGTGGCAACATTTAGAGGAGATGGTGAATTTTTAATGAAGATAAGAAGATTTTTACCTGACTTCATATCACAAACTGGTAATACAAGAGTTACATTAAATTTAAGAAATTTTCCAAATGATGCAGCTGCAAGTTCATCTCTTGGACCATTTGATATTACAACATCTACACAAAAAGTAGATACACGTGCAAGAGCTAGAGCTGTTGCATTAAAAATAGAAAATACATCAACAAGTCAAAGTTGGAAGCTAGGAACTTTTAGAGTAGATGTACAACCTGATGGACGTAGATAATGGCAAAAATAGTACAAGTATTAACAAGACCTGCGCCTGAATATGATTTAGGAACAGCAGAGGCACAAGTAAGAGATCTTGATGCGATTGTAGAAAAATTAAATACAACGTTTCAAGAAGAATTAAAAGATGAGGTAGAAGCACAAAACTTCTTTTTAAATTAATGGCTAATAGTTTTATAAATAAAAAAGTAGATTTAACCACAACAGATTTAACAACACTGTATACAGTGCCTAGTTTCAAAGCTGCTGTTGTAAAATCTTTAATAGTATCTGAAGATGCTGGATCAGGATCAACAATAACTATAACTTTAGTTAATGCTAGTGGTGCTATATTTAATTTATTTAAAGATAAATCAATAGGATCTAAAGCAACAACAGAACTTTTAACTCAACCTCTGGTAATGGAAGAGAGTGAAATATTAAAAGTACAAGCTGCTGACGCGAACGAGCTGCACGTCATAGCCTCTATATTAGAAATACAGCCAAGAGAGGTAACAACATAATGATAGAATTAAAACCAGCAAAAGTAGAAACAACTTATAGACACAAAGAAACTGGAGAACTTTTTAAGGAAAGAAAAGATTGGGAAGCTAAAGGTTATAAAGAAGAGGATATGGCTCAGGATGTAAATGTTGTGATGCCAAGCCTTGATTTATACGGAAAAACAAAATAGAATAGACAAATGGCCATAACTAGAGCACAAATAGCAAAACAATTATTAGAACAAGGAGGACGTGTAGGACTTCAAGGTGGTGGAGCTGATATGGGAACTGTATCTACACCTAGCAGAGCAGCTAGAGATAATAGAGAAATTGGTGCTAGAATGGCTAGAACAGCATCTAGTGGTCAAGGAGATGCTATGAGAAGAAATCAAGAAGCATTTCAAACGGCTGTTGGAGTTAGTGATTTAGAAAGATTACAAAAAGAAGGTGTTCCAGATTTAAATTTAGGTATTACAAGTATACTTTTAAATTCAGAACCAGTTAAAAAATTTAGAAATTTTGTACTTAATAAAAATATTGAACGTTATAAAAATGTAACTCAAGGTCCTTATACTTTACAAGGTTATAAAGATTATATGAAAGATATGAGAGACAGATTTACATCTGATGATAACGATAATAATCAAAGTATGTTACCACAAACAATGTTTGCTCAAGCACCAAGCATCACGGAACAAGAACCAGAACTTACTGAATTACAACAAATGTTAGAAGATACACCAAAATATCGATTTGCAGCAGAAGGTGGTATCATGAATAATGATGTCGTAGGTGGTGAGTTTGACTTCGAAACAGCAAGACAAGCGTATGGCTTAGGTAAACTTGTTAAGAAAGTTACAAGAACAGTTAAGAAGATTGCAAAGTCACCAATAGGTAAAGCTGCATTAATTGGTATGGCTGGGTTTGGTATACCTGGAACTAGTTTTGGTGGTTTGTTAGGTAGAGCAAGTTTTGGTGGAGCGGCACCAGGTATATTTGGTACTTTTGGACCAACATCAGCTCTTAAAAAATTAGGTATAATGAAAAGTGAAATGATACCAGGTGTATTAGAAAGAACAGGACCTTTATCTAAACTTGGAATAGGATCAGCTATAATGGGAGCATCAGCTTTATCAGGATTATTAACAGCAGAACAAGAAGAGCAAGCACAACAAATTTCAGATGAAACAGGAATAAACATAGAAGAAATAAGAGCTAACCCTGATAAATATTTAGCACCTAGATTTATGGCTGAGGGTGGATCTACAGAGGGTAAAGAACCTGTAGCTAAAAAAGTAATGCCATTAATAGATATGGATGGTAAAGAAAAAGATTACAGAGAAACAGGTGGTTTTGTAGATATGGGACGTATGGAGAAGGCTGACGATGTTCCTGCAAGATTATCAAAGAATGAGTTTGTATTTACAGCTGATGCTGTTAGAAACGCTGGCGATGGAAGTGTGGACAAAGGCGCAGAAGTTATGTATAACATGATGAAGAACCTCGAAGCCGGAGGTGACGTATCTGAAGAATCGCAAGGCTTAGAAGGCGCTAGAAAAATGTTTCAAACATCACAAAGATTAGAGGAAGTATTATAATGGCTGTTCAACAAGTACAAAATTTACCTGCACAATTTGTTCAAGATTTAGGAACAGATTTAGCAAAACAAGTTACAGCACAATCAGGAGTGCCTCTTGTAACACAAGGTTTAGGTGCTCTTCAACAATCAGCACAAGCATCAGGATTACCATTAGGTCAACAAGCATTTGAAACAGACGAACAGTTTAAAGCAAGACAAGGTTTATTTGATGCTCAACAAAGATCAGCATTAGCTTTTGATCAAAGAAAATTAGCATTAGAAGGTATTGCACCACAAGTAGCTCAACAAGATAGATTACAAACAATGGCTCAACAAAGAGCAGAGTCTGGATTAGGTTCTTTTGAACCATTTGTTCAACGAGCACAAGATCAAGCAACTCTTGCTTCTGGATTAGGAACCTTGTCTCTTGGACAGTTAGGAACTGCAGGACAAACATTAGCTGGCACTCCATTAGGAGCAACCGCATTTCAACAAGACGTACAACAATTTATGTCCCCATATCAATCACAAGTTATTGATGCTACATTAGCAGAGTTTGATCGTAATAAAGCTATACAAGAACAAGGTATACGAGATCAACAAGCAGCTTTGGGTGCGCTCGGCAGTGGTCGAGCGGGAGTGCAACTCGCAGAGTTTGGCACAGGGGCTGCGAGAGAACGTGCGTTATTACAAGCCGGTCTCTTGCAACAAGGTTTTGGACAAGCACAAGCAGCTAGACAACAAGATATACAAAATAGATTTGGTTTAGGTCAAGCACAAGCAGGAATAGCTGGTGCAACACAAGGTTTAGGTGCATTTAGATCTGGATTAGCTGGTCAACAAGCACAACTTGGAGCACAACAACAAGCATTACAAGGCACAGATATTACACGTTTAGGTCAGTTGGGCGCACTGAACCAGGCGCAACAACAAGCAAATCTTGATGCATCTAGAGAAGCAGCAAGACAAGCAGCGTTTTTACCACAAGAACAGTTAGATAGATTTGCTGCACAAGTAACAGGAATCATGGGTGGATATCCTGGTTCAACACAAACAACAAACATACCTAACCCTACACCATTACAAACTGCATTAGGTGTTGGTACAACACTTGCAGGTATCTATGGTGCAGTTCAAAATCCATCAGGAATTAGTTTTAATTTAGGACAAAGAAACTAATGAATAGAACTTTAAAAAGACCAATGTTTAGAATAGGTGGATCAGCAGGAACTGGTATTACATCAGGACTAGATCAACCACAAAAAATGGCTAACGGTGGTAGAACAGGTTATCAACAAGGATCAATGCCAACGTTTCAAACGGCTGGACTACCTGGTTTTTTAACTAGCTTTGGTTTAAATCTTTTAGCAACACCACCAGCAGGTAATATATTTCAAACAGCAGGTATAGCTGCAAGAGAACCTTTTAATCAACTACAAGCAAGTCAAGCAAAACAAAGACAAATAGAAGCTGAAAAAGAATTTATAAGAAGTGAAAGACTTGAAGGTCAAAAGTTTGAAGAAGGACAACTAGAAAAAAGATTAGACGTTGAAAAAATGAAAATAGGTGCAGGCGATAAAATAACTGTACAACAATTAGCTGCACAATATCTTGATGACTTTCAAGGTGATTTAAACAAAGCAACAAACAAAGCTAAATTCTTTTTAGAAGTAAGACCTGCTCTTGCAAATGAAACAACTGGTGTTGGTGAAACACAAATAGGTGGTATCATAGAAGTTGATTTAACAAATGAAAAACAAGCTAAATCATTTGCTCAAAGAAACAGAAATAAAGTTGGTAAAGTTTTTTATGATATAAATACAGGTAAAACAGTAAAATTAGTTAAAGATCCTGAAACAAAAAAATTAGGTTTTGTAGATTATGTTTTAGGTAGCGGCACAGGGTCTGATATTGAAGGTGAAACAATAGCTGAGGCAAATGAAAATGAGTTTAAACCAAAACAAACTATCAAAGAAGTATTTCAACCTGGTTTAACAGAAATGGATCAATTTATATTGGAAACAATTAACGAAAACAGAATTAAAAGAGAAAAAGGTATGGAAGAAATTCCAAACTATAACATATACAGATAGAGGTAAAAATGGCAAAATTTGTACCATTATTACCAGCAGAAGAAAACAGCTCAGCAGCATGGTATACATCAGTAGGTGCCGGTTTAGTATCTGGATTAATTAAAACTGTAGAGGGTGTTGTGTCTCTTGGTGCAGAGCTCGTGGACCTTGGAGCAGACTCAAACACAGTTGCAGATGTAGAAAGATTTTTTGACGATATTAATATATTTGAAGATACAGCACAAGAAAGAGTGGCCGGTAAACTCGTAGAAACATTTACACAAATAGGTATACCAGGTGGTGCAGGTTTTAAACTTGCAACTAAACTTGCAGATAAAGCAATCAAAGCAAAAAAAGCCGGAACATATGCTAATTTAAAAAACAAAGCTGTACAAGAAGCTGCAAAAAAAGCAAAATCATTAAATGATAGAATACCTGACGGAACAAAAAGATTTGCAGCCGGTGTGTTTGGTGGTGCAACTGGAGAAACACTTGTTGCTGATGTAGAAGACATAGGAACGTTTGGAGATTTTTTTGAAGGACCTACTGCGTTAGATACAGTTGAAGGAGAAGGTAGAGAAGAAGCAGGTAGAAGAATATTAAACAGATTAAAATTTGGAACTGAGTCTATTTTTATTACACCTTTTGTTTATGGTGTAGGCACAGCCGGTAAAGCATTAGCTAAAAGAGGTAGAGACCTTGCATATAGTGATAGTGCATTTGAAAGATGGGTAGATAAATACATAGGCTCACCATTTAGACCAAGAGGTGATTTACCTACAGAGGTGTTTGAAGGTGAAATGGCTAAAGCTGGATTAAAAGCTAGAGATACATTTAGGGCAAGAGAGATTGTAGAAAATATTACAAGAGAAGTAGATAAGATATTTCCACGCACAGGTAAATTTTTTGACACATCAACTAACAAAGAACAAGTAGCTTTTTATAAAAAATTAAACGATATTTTATTTGAAGGTGATTTAACAAAAGAAGTAAATCCAAAAGCAATAGATGATTTAGTTAGATTTTTAGAAAAATCTGACATAGGTGAAGGGTCTATACAAAACATTGTATCTAATTTAAATAGTGCAAGAGGTGAGTTTACCAATTTAATTAATATATTAAACAGAAACGCAGGCACTAAAAAAGCTGCAGGTGCAAAAGATTTACAAGCTATTATGAAAGAAAGGATAGAAGGGTGGTTAGGTGGTACATATCGAATATTTCAAAAACCTACAGGTTTATTTAAACTGTTTCAAAAATATGAACCAACAGATGAGTCATATAACAAAGCAATAAATTTATTTAGAAGATATTTAGCACGAACAGATAACACCAAAAAAGAAGGTTATGTATTTGATCCTGATGGAACGGACTATTACGAAAGAGCAAAATTTTTAGTTGATGACATTATTAATCAAGTACAAGTTAAAAAGAAACCAGCGGGTTTACCAGACATAACATATACAGATGGCACAGCTATGGGTAAAACAAAAAGTTTTGAAAAAGCAGTTGGTAGAGGTAGTAAAGTATTTAGAGAATTGTTTGGTGAAATAAACGATCCTAGATATTCTATATTTAATGCAATGACAAATTTATCTTCAGTTGCAAGAACAGCAACTTATTTTGATGATGTTGCAGCACAAAATAGAAAAGTTCAAAATGAAGGTGGTCGAGGATTTTTTTGGGATAGTGAAGACCTTGCAAAACAAGCTGTTAACTCACCAACAACAGGTATTGAAATAGTTAAAATAGATGATGTTTTACAAAAATTACCTGGTGGAGGCACATTAGTTAGTCCTTTGTCTGGTAAATATACTACAAAAGAAATAGCAGATGGTATAAAAAATATAAATGATATAGGTGCTAGCTTAACTTCTGTGATTAGAGGAAGAGAAGGAGCCAACCCTGCAGAAAAAGCAGCTACATGGTTTTATAGAAATTTATTACTATTTCCAAAAGGAATATCACAACTCGCAAAAACAGTTTTATCTATACCTACACACTTACGTAATTTTTTTAGTGCAGGTGCTTTTGCTAGTGCAAACGGAATATTATTTGAAGGACTAACAAATCCTGG